TGGTGCTGTTGGTGTACCTGATGCTGCTCCACCACCACCTGATCCACCTGCTCCAGCAGTATCTGGTCCATCTGATCCACCACCACCTCCACCACCTACTACTCCTGATACTCCAAAAGTTGCTGTTGTATATATTGGTGATTTATCTGTTCCTGCTCCACCATCTCCACCATCTGAACTTGATTGTCCGTTTTGTCCTGCTCCACCAGCTCCACCACCTCCAGCTCCTGCAAATGCTATACCTGTTCCGCCAGCATTACCTTGACATGAAGTTGCTGATCCACCTGAACCTCCTGGTCCACCTGGAACTTTTCCTGATCCTCCACCACCTGATCCACCTGCTGCTCCTGCTGATGATAAATTACCGCCGCCATTGGTTCCACCACCACCGCCACCACCTGTAGCTGCTGTGGGTCCAAAACTTGAATTTACTCCATTACACGCTTGACCTGCAGAAGGAACACATCCGTTTCTTCCTGCTCCACCGCCTCCAATGGTTACTGTGACTGGTCCAGTGATTGAAATTGAAGGACTGCATAAAACACCACCACCTCCACCGCCGCCACCAAGAGATGCTCCACCGCCGCCACCTCCAGCTACAGTTAAAACTCTAGCTGATGATACAGTGCAGTTGTGTGCAGTGAAAGTTCCTGATGAAGTAAATACAGTACATTTTGTTTGTGGGGAGTTAACAACTTTTGTTGGTCCAATTATTCCGCCATTGCCAGCCATAATTTAAACCCCCTAGTCGTCTATGACTTCATATGAAATAAATAAGTCTAAATCAGAAGCAACACTTGCTCCACCTTTTAATACGTCTGCTTCCATTAAATATATTGGAGTGTCCAATACAACTAATGTAGCATCCGCTGGTACTGAAACTGTTTTTGCTAAAAAGAAAGTTCCTGAAGTGTCGAAGTTTGTAACACCTGCCGATGTGAAGTTAGATTTTACAACGGATAATGATAAATCTGCTGCATTCGTACCATCGACGTTTGCACATGTAATTCTATTTACTTTTAAAAGTTTACCTGATGATACAGTTAACAAAGTCGTAGTTGTAGTGGCTGTTAAATTATACCCTACCGACTCACCGTTAATTGTTGCTACGTTTACTATATTTGGATTTGCCATAATTTACTCCTTTTAACCGAATACGATCGCCATTGCAATAGCTTTTCCTGTTGTTATACCTGCATCTGCGAATGATAACGTTCCAGCTCCATCAGAAACCAAAGCCTGGCCTGAAGAAGTAGCGTCTGCGCTAGGTAATGTTAATGTTACACTAGAACCTATGGTTGCTGGTGCTTTTAATGCAAAAAAGTTAGAATCATCTGCATCTTTAAATTTTAATGGGTTTTGATTAGATAATCCTATTTCTGAAGAATCAGCTAATACATCAACTACATTAGTTCCATCTGAATAAACAATTTTATGACCTTTATCTGTAGTTGCCCAAGTAGTCCCAGTTCCTGTTGCAGTTTTTAATTGAACAGTTTGAGCTCCTGTTGAAGCATTGTGAGCTATATAAAAATTTTCTACACTATCTGGAACAGTAACAATTGATGATCCTGTTAGAGCACCTGTAAGTTGCCAAACTCTATTTGCAAGAGTTGCTCCAGTCCCACCATCTGTTTTACTTAAAGCTAAAGTTCCACCATTAGTTAAAGCTTGTGCTTGATAGCCACCTGAAATTTGTTGAACAATCTGTAAGTTTGTATTTGTTTTATTTCCCCAAGTACCGGCGTTTTCACCAGTAGCCATTAGTTCAATGCCTAAATTTGTAAAACTTGATGCCATAATTTATCCTCTACGCTGCTGTAACATCTGTATAAGATGTCTCCGCTGTATTGTCAACATCGGAATAGTTTGCGTTATTATTTTTACTTACACTACTATAACTTGTATTTCCATCAATTACAACATTTTGATATGCCCTGATTCCAAGAGCTCCCACATTTGATATTGCTTCTTGACCTGTTAAACCAACAACCATTTCTGTAGGGGTGATGGCCCCCACATTCGATGTTATTGCTGATGGTGCCGTTAATGGAACACCTATTTGAGATATTAAAGAACCAACCCCAGATGTTGCTACTTGTCCTGTTAAAGGAACACCTATTCCAACCGTTAATGATCCCACTCCAGAGGTTGCCACTTGTCCTGTAGGAGATATTGAAATTTGATCTAAAACTACTCCACCGACTGCAGATGTCGCCTGTTGCCCTGTTAATCCCACTGTCATGTTAATAGGAGAAATAGCTCCTACACTAGACGTTAATTGTGAAGGCGCTGTTAGAGTTATGACAGAAGTTAAATTTAAAGTTAAAGAACCTAAACCTGCTGTTATTTCACTTGGTGCAGTTAATGGTACAAAATTTTCAACAGCTGTTGTTAAAGATCCAACAGAGGACGTTGCACTAACTCCAGCTGGTTGTACTAATTTATTAAATGAATCACCATAAGGTTCTTCACCCCAACCGTTTCTACCCCAACCAACTAATGTTCCAGCATTATCAAAATCTCCAACTTCCGAAGTCATCTGACTCGGTGCTGTTAACGCTGCAATTGATGTTAGATTTAAAGTAGGTGTGCCTAAACTAGACGTTAATCCTGAAGGCGCTGTTAGTGGAACTGCAATCGCTGTTGTTATAGAACCAATACTTGAAGTTGCTCCAAGTCCTGATAGCTCTACTGCATATTGTACACCCCAACCAGAGTTACCCCATTCTTGTCTACCCCAACCTTCTTCGTTAAAAGCTTCAAGAGCTCCTACCGCAGATGTTAAACCAGTTGGTGCTGTGAGTGAAATGTCAACAGAGTCTTGATCACCCCATTGGTTATGTCCCCAAGAGTTTGCTCCCCAGGTATTCGACATAAGGATTTACCTCCTTATGCTATTCTAACTATAGCTGTTGTTGCTGCTTTTGCTGGGAACTGAATTGTAAATGTTCCAGAGGAAACTGTTTTATCTCCACCGAAAGCCACTGCACAAACTGCAGGATCTCCTGTTGCAGTGTCATTGAATATCAAACATCCATTAGCTGTGAAAGATGCACTTGTAAAACTTACATCGTCAAAATCACAACACGCTGTTGTAGAATCAAGTGTTGGAGTTATGCTTGTTAAAGCAGCTCCTTTTGCAGTATATCCAGTCCCTGTAATTTCTTCAGATGTTGTATATGCAGTTGTGCCTGCTCCTAAAGTTGCAGAACTTGTATAAAGAGCTAAATTAAATGTATTACCAGTAGAAGCTGTGAAGTTGTGAACTCCTTTTAAAATTTCTACTTTAAAACTGTTACAAATTGCCGATGTTATTGCCATAGTTGTTCTCCTTTTACGGTGAAGGTGATTGTACTGGGATTCTTACTGTGCCATCAGTATAATCATCTCTTCTACGTCTTCCAAGTTGCACTCCTGCAAACTTCTGTACCTCTTGTTTATACTTTTGTTCGTATAATGTCAACATATCTGCAGGTCCTTTTAAAAATCCGTATGCCTCTACAAGACATGCATATAATAGCCCACTTGGAAAATATTGACTAATGTATGTGCCACCAGTCTCTGTCACCAGACTTTTTGGCATCATCGTGTAGTATATTCTAAATTTATAGTTTTGATCTGGTGTTGGTGCTACATACATCCCACCAGATGTTGTGCTAGTTGTACCAGTTGCTCCGCCAAACATAGCGTAATATTTAGGTAAAGCAGTAGTATCTTGATTAGTTAAATCTCCCTCAGTTCCAGTTAATCGTCCTACATATTCTGATAAATATGTTTGATCTTTTTTCTCTAACCAAACTCCTTGTCCTGTCGTAGCTGACGTAGAATTAAATACTTCTATGCCTCTAATAAATACAGCTCCAGTTGCCCCTTGAGTTCCTTTACCAGGAACGTTAATTGTATTGTCATCTGTTACTAATGTTCCTTCACTAACATATCTGTAAGCATCAATTGGTACATCATAAAAAATTTTAAACTCAGCATCTTCTATAAATCTATTAATAATAGCGGCTGTTAATACACTATCTCCTACTTCTGTGTAGTTTCTAATATCTGTTACTAAGTTTGCGTAATTAAATCCTGACATAATTATGCTCTTTGATTTACAGGTCCTGCAAATGCAAAGAATCCTCCTCCTGTTTCTGTGCTTGATGCATTTGATACTAAACTAAAAGTAAATTTATTACTATAGCTTTGAACTGTATTTGCATCGTTTGTAGCTGTTTCAGAAACTTTTGTTATTATATACGATCCAAAAACTTTTTCACCTGAATTATGTGATGATGCCGTTGTATTTGAATATGTTCTGCCATACGCTGGTGCGGATGTGCCCCGAGTGCAACCAGTTAAATCATTGCTAGATTTACCAGTGTATTCTATTGTTTCGTCTTGAATAACTATAAATCCGCTAGTTGGAAAAGCACTAGCATCAGTAAGAGTTATGGTTGTAGCATCCGATGTAATATTACCATTTAAAGTTGTTTCTAATTGAAGAGTATTAATAGCAACTCCACCAACAGGTTTTTTAACTTCAATAAATCTTATTGCATCACCTGTGGACCAAGGATTACTGTTTTGTAATGTTTCATCCTCACCAGTAAAAACTGTTACGACTTTAGATGCAGCTGTCATCACAAATGGATCGTTTCTTAAAACATTTGGTGTAGGAAAAGCTACTCTACTTGGTCTTACGTGCATTAAAGCTTGTGGGTCAGAACTAGTGGGTCTTGGTTGTAGTTGTGGTTGTTTTGATTCATACTCAGATATGTGAACCCAAGAACCATTCCACTCTTGAACCATTTCAGTATACGGGAAACGCTGACCTGAACGGTCTGAAATCATATACGCATATTTACCTGATGCAAAACTTCCCATTAACCTAACTCCGGATAGTAAACTTTTGGACTTATGAATGTGCTAACTGGAGATCCATCTTCTGCAAGAGCTCTAGCAAATTCATCTTCATATAATAATTTTAATTCTTGTACTCTTTGTGGAGCATACTTAATAGCAAGATAGTATGCTAAACCTGAAGTCATGCAAGGTATAAATCTAAAAGGAACGTCGGTTGCATTTGTATAAGACCCAACATCTTGTATTCTTTGTGTGTAATAAAAATTTATACAATATCCAGTTTGAGCCTGTGTGCTACCTGGAGTTAAATATAAAGTTATAGAAACCCTATCAATAAATCTTTGAACAAAATATTGACTTGGAGTTCCTTTGTCTGTTTTGTTTGAAAAAGCTTGATACTGTGATCTACTAATTTTTGTCATAGGTGCATCTACATTTTGATCATTTCTGTAGTTAGCCTCTAAAACATCATTTACACCTGCAGGAAATTGTAAAACACTATCACCAGAATTGTGAGTAGCAGCAGTTGTTCCATTAACACCTCTAACACAACCGGTTAGATTTAAAGAAGAAATTCCTGAGTAAGTTATTTCCTCATCATTTATTTTAATAATTCCAGAGTTGGGTAAGTTTGCAACTGATGCAACGCCGATTGTAGTTACGGTAGCGTTAATACCTGCAGATAAAGTGGTTGTAATACCAGCACTTGTGCCATCACCCGTAGATCTAAACAAACTATACTCAGCTTGTCCGTCTACCATTTTAATACTTTGATTTTTTACTTCCCAGTAATGTAGACCTCTGTTGCCCCACTCTGAAAATAGAATATTTAAAGATCTTCTAGCTGTTTTTAATTGATAGCCAGACACTCCTTGCATACCTATTCTTTCGTATGCTTCCTCAATAATCTCTTCAACTGGAAGAGTCTTTCCAAAAATATAAGACCCTGAAGTAGTGTTAGCCATTTAGCCCCCTACCCGTCGAACTGTATAGATAATCCTACTACTGCAGTTCCCGCAGACGCAAAAAACGCACCATCTTCACATAAAATTCCGTTATCGGCAATGTATGGGTCAATTGTTGATCCGTTGTCTACATCTAAAATTAATCTGTTTTGACCAGATGTTGCTGAACCATTTTTAATAAAAACAGTTCCTGCTC